TTCATATCGTCAAGCACCTTACGAGGAGATTACAAAAGATTTATACGAGGCAATGTTGCCATCTATTCCAACACATCTTGATTGGGACTCACTAGTTGAAATGGAAGACAATGTTGAAGGTGTGCAGACACTAGCATGTACCAGCGGTCAATGTGAAATCTAAACAGGAGTATATTATGAGAAAACTACTTGTTGCTATGATGCTACTAACTACTCCAGCAATGGCGCAAACTGATATCACTATCAGCAAGAGCCATCAGATGATGCAGGTTGATACAGATGAAGGTTCATATCAATTCCCTGTATCTACTGCCAGAAAAGGATACTATACACCAACTGGTACTTTTTATCCTTATTCATTACAACCAATGCACTACTCAAGGAAATATGACAATGCGCCGATGCCTCACTCCATCTTTTTTAGTGGCAGTTATGCTATCCATGCTACTCCACATACTGGTAATCTGGGGCGTCCTGCATCTCATGGTTGTGTTCGGCTTAGTCCCAGTCATGCAGCGTTTCTTTATGGGATCGTAAAGAATGACCGAGAAGGAACAACCATTCGTATTGTTCCGTGATTGTCATAAATCGGTTAATGTTGCTATGCAATAAATATTGGTTCCTTCAACCAAAGGAGCAGTTTTGAAACACAAAGACCGTAAACAATATCGTGCGATCTTTATATCAGATGTTCATTTAGGCACCAAATATTCAAACGCAGAACTTCTTCTAGAATTTCTCAAATCAACAGAAGCCGACCACTATTACCTAGTAGGTGATATTATTGATGGATGGATGATGAGAAAGAAGGTGTATTGGCCTCAGGAGCATAACAATGTTATCCAGTTCTTTCTCAAGCAATCAAAGAAATCAGTTAGAGTTACCTTTGTTACCGGTAACCATGACGAGTTTCTTCGTGAATATGCTGGAATAGAAATGGGTAATATTAAATTAGTTAATGAAGCAATACACCATGGAGAAAACGGTAAAAGATACCTTGTGATCCATGGAGACCAGTTTGACCTTGTTACAATGAATGCCAAATGGTTGGCACTTATTGGTGGTTGGATGTATGACAGAATGATTGACTTGAACAAACACCTACAATGGTTGTTCCGTTCATTGAATATAAATGGATTTTCTTTGTCGGCATGGGCAAAGCATAATGTTAAAGAAGCTGTGAACTTTATAGGAGATTATGAAAATGTTATATCTGATGCCGCTGCTAAAAGATGTGTTGATGGCGTTATCTGCGGTCATATTCATCATGCTAATATTAGTGTTATAAATGGTATAGAGTATATTAACTGCGGAGATTGGGTAGAATCTTGTACCGCTATTGTTGAACACCACAACGGAAAGTTTGAGATTATTAGGAAGTTATAATGAAGATTACTATTTTTACTGATGCGTGGGAACCTCAGATCAATGGTGTAGTGACCACTCTAAAGACGACCATAAAGCACCTGGAGTCTCTTGGACACCAGGTGGAAGTGGTTCACCCAGGTATGTTTAAGGTCACAGTTCCATTACAACCATCAACAGGCATTTTTATGCCGCTTTTGCCTATGGGATTAGCTGAAGAATATGTAAAGAACGCTGACAAAGTTCACATTTCAACAGAAGGATCAATAGGACTTGCTGCAAGATATTATTGTAAGAAGTATAAGAAATCTTATACAACATCCTTTCATACTAAGTATCCGGAGTACCTCCATGAACACGCTTATATACCACCAAGAGTTACTGGTAGGTATTTTCGTTGGTTTCATAGAAACAGCCATTGTGTTATGGTACCAACACCCGCCATGGTTGATTACTGTAATGAAATGGGTATCAGAAACGTAAAGGTATGGTCAAGAGGTGTTGATACTGACCTATTCAAACCAGATCCAAACTTTACAAGACAGGGTAAGGTCATTCGGGCCGTCTACGTTGGTCGTGTATCAGCAGAAAAGAACATTGAGCATTTTCTCAATATAGACAACAAAAATATTGTCAAAACTATTATTGGTGACGGTCCACAGTTAGAAGAATACAAAGCAAAGTATAAAGATGCCTTCTTCCTTGGCCGTAAAACACCACAAGAGATTGCTGAACTATTACAGGTTCAAGATGTATTTGCGTGGCCATCTTTAACCGATACATTTGGACTTGTGGTGTTAGAGGCAATGGCATGTGGTCTACCCGTAGCAGCATTTGATAATGAAGTTAATCGTTACATTATTGAAGATGGTGTTTCGGGATCATTAATGAGATTTGATCTAGAAGAAGGTATATTGGATTGCTTCCACTACTTGAAGAAAGAAGATGCTATAGCAAGGGCGAAACAGTTTTCATGGGAAGCAGCAACCGATCAATTTGTGGCAAATTTGGTATGATATGTCTGACCTTGACCATATACTATTGGAGCAATTGAACTCTGCAAAAAGAAGCAGACGCCAAACATTAAGAATAAAAAGGATTATGAAAAATGATCCCGAATTAGTTAAACTACTATATAATAACCAAAAAAGAATACAATTTTATGAAACATATATTGAAGATAAAACTTTACTAGATAAAAAGGTAAAGAAAACTAAGAAAAAGAAAACAGATATACTATCACGCAATCCAGTTTACTTATGGTATAGAAACTTGTTTTTTGTTACAAACCTAAGTTATAAAATGTTTTCGGATTCGTTTCAGTCATATCTGTCCTTGTTTAAGAAAGGCAAATAAATGGCTTGGACTACAGGTTCCCAAATACTAGATCAGATTATAGAACAACTGGTTGATAGCGAAGTTTCATATGATGATCGTAAAATTGTTTATGAAATCTTACTTGAAGTTTTTGAGGACTTTGATGCTAAGAACTTAGAAGAATGCCTTGATAATGATAAAGCATGGGATGAGGTGTGGAACGAGAAGTATCCACCAGAATTGAAAGATGAAGAGGACTAACACATACATAGGAGTATGTGGTTATACAACAATGCACCCCTTGAAGAAATACCCGAAGGTTATGTGGCCTTTGTTTACCTTATAACAAACAAGGTAACAGGCCGTAAGTATATCGGAAAAAAACTGTTTAAATTCACGCGCTCTACCAAACGTAAAGGTAAGAAAGTGAAGAAACAGGTGGATTCCGATTGGTTAGATTATTATGGTTCCAACAAAGAACTTAATGAGCATGTGGAACTATATGGTAAAGAAAAGTTCAAACGAGAAATCCTATATATTTGTAAATCTAAAGGTGAGGCCTCATACCTTGAGGCCAAAGAACAATTTGCCAGAGATGCCTTGATGACCGAAGATTATTATAATACCTGGATAATGGTAAGAGTAAGGAAATCTCATATTAAAAAGACTTGACATTCCTTTACAGATGCTATATCCTGTGATGATTATGGAGGTGATAATGAACGTAACGGTATATTCTAAAGATTCCTGTGTTTTCTGTGACAAGGCAATCAATCTACTTAAAACTACCGACCTTGACTATAATGTGTTGAAACTCGGTAATGACTTTACCCGTGATGAACTCTTGGAAAACTTTCCCGAAGCAAGAACATTTCCTGTAATAACCCTTGACGGAATGTTTGCAGGAGGTTATGATCAGTTGGTAGAGGTTATTGATGAATGGAAAAGGAATGACTGATATGAGTTTGTTTGATAAATACGCATTAAAGGAAGATTTAAAGAACGGTATTCATACCGTTGTTTTTGAGAAAACTGACGGAACAATCCGTGAAATGCGGTGTACCTTACAGTCTGATATGTTACCACAGTTTTTGTCGGAAGTATCAGACCGAGTAAGGCATGAACCAGAAGGTGTTATTGCCGTTTGGGATGTTGATAACCAAGGATGGAGATCATTTAGAGTTGATTCCGTCCAAACTGTATTGAAGGAATAGATAATGGCACATCCGCATAAAAATAGACCTCGCAAAGGTCGTCGTAAGATTGGTTCAGCGAAACGCAAGGCTCGTAACAATAGGAAGAAGTAATGTCAGCAGATAATGGAATCTACGTTCTTTTGACCGAAAGTGAAAAGGGACCGGAGTATCGTGTTGCCCAAGCCAATGCCATTGATAATATCTATGGTGAATGGAATTCAGAAACAGGAAAGTATGAAGGTAATATTGAGGCTATCCTTGATACCTTTCAACAAGTTCCTGTTTTCTATACCTTAAACGAGGCACTTGACTTCGCTGAGGAACTAGAATATAATTCAGAACCAACCGAGGACGGAGTTTGTGTGATTTCCGACTTCAAATCATTTGGTAATATCTTTGTCTGAGGAGAAAGAAGTGAAAAACGCCGTAAAACGACCCAAGTTTGCGGATGAAAAGTATATGGGTTCTGAGCCAACCGTAACCGCACTATCATCGGAATCGGATATGGCTCGGGCCTATAACTGGTTTAATTACTTTTATACCAGTGATGATGCTAAGGCATTTACAATAACATATCTAAAGAGTATTAACTATGACAAAGATACCATTCACAGGTTGGCACAAGTCAAAGCTATTGACCTCCACAATATCGGATGGAATTGCCGATTGGCTACGAACGGTTCAACATTACCACAAGGTCTCTGGGAATCTATTGAGCAACGGATCAATGACCTGGCCTCAAAAGTCGTGGAAGCACCGGAGATTGAGGAAGACCAACCGCAAAAGAATGTAGTCTCCATACAAGACCGCATTAAGGACCGTGCTTCGGAGTTGATTGGAGAACTAGAAGGCGAGTTGGATGTTTTCTATAACGAAGGAGTAATCCAGTTTGACGTTAAGAAGTGGGCCCTTGAGAAGGCAATTAAACCGCCAGTGGCGAAGAGGATTACAGACCACTTCCGTCCGCAATATGAAGAAATCACCGAGGCACTTGAAGGTAAAGACCCGGACTTGGTGGAAGCATATAGTGGATGGCGTGCGCCGGTTCTTAAAATTATGTCCCTTTTCATCAAAAGGATCATAGACCATCTTGATGATACTGCCGAGGCTAATAAGGCTATCCGTAAACCTCGCAAGAAAAAGGTTAAACCACCATCAGTGTTGGTTGCCAAAATGAAGTATAAAAATAAAGATGAAGAGTATAACCTAAATAGTATAGAACCAAAGGGGATAATCGGTGCATCACAACTTTGGGTATTCAATTCTAAAACTCGCAATTTGTCTGTTTACCATGCCGTGGGTGCTGATGGCTTTTCGGTCAGAGGGACTACGATTACAGGATTTGATGAGGCAACTTCAATCACAAAGAAACTCCGTAAACCACAAGGTGTATTGACCCAGGTTATGAATGAGGGTAAAGTAGGATTGCGTTCTATTATGAAAAACTTAACAACTACCGAAACAAAGGCAACAGGGCGTATCAATGAAGATACAATCCTTTTGAGAGTGCTAAAATGAGTGGAGTATATGAAATTCCAACAGGCGGTCTAAAATACTACAATAACATACCAGTGGAAAAGATAGACATTATAGACAAGTTGGCCTATCTTTATTGGTATGAGCATGTAGATAAAGATGGATGGAGCAAAGACCAACATAAAGGATTATACGAAAAAATCAAAAGTGAGGTAATGGAATATGGTCTCAACTATTCTAAAAACAACAGAAATTGATCTGATTTGGTTTATGATCTATTTTGGTATGTTCGTGGGTGCCATTTCTATATTTTTGGTACTATATGGAACCTATCTAGATATAAAGAATAAGGACAAGTAAATGACCGATAAAGTTATTGAGTTCCCAAAACACAAAGTTGTTCGTGATGTACCAGGAGAAGTTTTAGAAGAAAGAGCCCGCCGAGCAGATATGAAAATGGCCGATGCCATTGTAAGTGACATTACCGCAATAATTGTTACTGAACTTGATAATTTTTATGTTGAAGTTGAAGAAGAATCTTTCGCTAAAGACTTGGTTTTGGTGGTTGACGCCTTGCGTGCCACGGTATATCGCCAGTTTGGTTTTGAGCATCATCTTCATCCTTTCATTGAGAAGAATATCACCATCATTTCTAAAACAGATGCTAAGGCAATGGAAGAGATGAATGAGGAACAGATCCAAAAAATGATTGAGGATATGTTGGCCTCAAAGGAAAAAGAAACAAAGGAACAGATTGACAAACAGCCTGTAGAGTGATATAATACCATATCATCGTGAAGGAATAAATCATGTCTTATATGTTGGTGGACCTTAATCAGGTTCTTATTAGTAATCTGATGCAACACCTAAAAATGATAACAAAACAACATGAAATGTCGGAAGACCTTATTCGGCATATGTGCATTAATACCATTCGTGCATCCGTAAAACAATTCAAGTCTAAGTATCCAAATGTGGTATTATGCTGTGATAATAAACATTACTGGCGTAAAGACTATTTCCCATTTTACAAGTCCCAACGTAAACATGACCGTGAGGCCAGTGGATTAGATTGGGGTCTTATTTTTGATACCTTAAATAAGATCAGAGATGAAATGAAAGTTTACTTTCCATATAAAGTCCTAGATGTGGAAAGTGCTGAGGCTGATGATGTTATTGCCGTCCTTACTGCAAGATTGTCACCGAACAGCAACATTCTTATATTGTCGTCGGACAAAGACTTTGGCCAACTCCAAAAGTATCCTAATGTCACCCAATATAGTCCTATTCTAAAGCGGTTCATCAAGATTGATAACCCGCAGACTTTTATTCGTGAACATATTCTTAAAGGTGATCGTGGTGATGGTATTCCAAATTTCTTATCGGCTGATAACACTTTTGCTACCGGAGAACGACAGAAGGTACTAAATAGTAAAAAACTCCAAGAATGGGTCAATCAGGATGTAGAAACTTTCTGCACCACTGATATTATGCTTCGTGGTTATAAGCGTAATCAAACTTTGGTTGATTTTGAATATATACCAGAGAACATTAAGAAGAATATAAATGTTGCTTTTGATGAAACAAAGCCAGCAAATAAAGAAAAAATGTTAAACTATTTTATTGATAAAGGTCTGAAAGTTATGATCGAATCAGTGAATGATTTTTGAGGAAATAAAATGAGTATGAAAAACATATATGAAGTTTTTGATGACTTCAAGAAAGAAAAGACAAAAGCAGGTCGAGTAAAAGTCCTTCGTGACAATGATACATATGCTCTAAGGCAGGTTCTAATTGGAACATTTCATCCTGATATCGAGTTTACTGTTGATGATATTCCTAAAGTTAATCATCAAGTTAATCTTCCGGCAGGTATGGCATATTCTAATATGACAACTGCATTAGATCGTATCTACCTTTTTATGAAAGGTAATTCAAGAGTTCCTGAAGGACTTACTGAGAAACGGAAACTAGAAATACTATCACAGATTTTAGAAGCTTTAGAAGTTCGTGAAGCAGAAGTTTTTGCGAATATTCTAAAAAAGGATCAAAAAATACCTTATCTAACTTTGGCATTGATCAATGAAGCGTTCCCAGAAATACTACCAAAATCGTAAAAAGTTAAAATCTTTAGAATACAATAAGGTTCAGTTTAAACCTACCCGTGAGAGTGCGTGGGAATGGTTCAATATTCTCAACGAGCAAATCTTCGGTAATACTCTATTACCAGTTGATGATATAACCATATCAAACCATAAAGGTGATGATGTGTATGCCTATTATTACTACTATACAAAGGATGATCCTAAACATGGACAAACAAGTATAAGTGTATTGAAAAAGTTTAAGAATGAAAAGTTTTTTGTGGAAATACTAGCACACGAAATGATACACCATTTTCAGCATTTATATGATGAACCATCCGGGCATGGTGCTACATTCCAGGCCTGGTGTGAAAATTTCAAACTTAAAGGACTAACACTGTATAAGGTGGCATGACATGAAAACACTAAACTCAAACCTCAAGACAATCAAAAACAACAAGGTAATGTGGGATGACGAGGAACTTGTTGACCAGAGGGATTACCGTTTGGGCGGTAAGAAAATGGAACGCAAGCGTCCTGTCCAAAACTGGACAAAGGCCTGGTCAGAGCATGTTGAGGACTTTGATACGGTGGACGATTTTTACGAACACTAATTGTAAACAATTGTAAACAAAAATAATGCTTGACATTCCTTTTCCCAGGTGTATAATAGTAAATACTGAAACCTTGGGAAAAGGAATAGATTATGATTATGACCAAAAATGTCAAATATATCATCAATCTAACGGAAAGAAAAATTAATGATATACTAAAGGAAATAGGTTTTGATCATACTGTGAAAGAGCCTGGTCATTCTTTTGGTGAAAAATTTGAGGAAGTGTTAGTAGAGAAGTTAGTCAAAGAAAATAATAAAATATTTTCTCTACCAACAAAAGTTGAAGGTAAAGGTAAACAAACACGCAATATGGAAGACCTTTTTGTTTATGGAAAAAGTGTAAATATCAAGTTCGGTTATCAAAAAAATGGCAATCCTAATGTTTGCTCCTTCAACAGATTGGTAGAAAAATATCATAATGATGATATTGATTCCTATTGGTTATTGACAATCAACATAAAAGATCAAAAGAAAGATGGAACATATGAATATGAATGTCATTTTTTCAACATATATGATCACCTAGACTATGTTAATTATGATTATGGAACAGGTCAGGTTATGTTGAAAGAGGCTAAATTCTTTTCGGCATATTCCTTAGAAAAGGTTAAGACTCTAAGCAAGTCTCAACACATGAAGAAATTAAAAGAAATCAATCAAAAGGCCTTTGAGGGTCACATTAAACGTAAAACGGAACAAAATGCCAAGAGGTGTAAAATCTTCAATGAATATAGATGAAATCTACTGTGATGACAGTGTAAATTTCTCCAAAACCTGCGACATTAAGGTGGACTCTATAGTTACAGATCCACCTTATGGTATAGATTATCAAGGTAATGCGTGGGATAAACAAACTGGTTGTGTATCATTTAACACTGATACATGGTCGGCTGTTTCTTCCATTTTAAAACCAGGAGGATATCTTATTATATTTGGAGCAACCAGAACGTTTCACCGATTAGTTTGTGCAGTTGAGGACTCAGGACTTGTTATAAGAGACCAATTAATGTGGCTATATGGTCAAGGTATGCCTAAGAGTTCTAATATTGGTAAAAAATTACCTGAATGGGAAGGATGGGGAACAGGACTAAAACCTTGTTATGAACCTATTCTTTTAGCACAAAAACCTATTTCCGAAAATACTATCATTAAGAATGTTGAAAAGCATGGAGTTGGTGCTATCAACATTGAAGAAAGTCGCTTATCTTGCGGCCGTTGGCCTGGAAATGTTTTACATGATGGTAGTGATGAAGTTGAGGAAGTATTTTCTCAATTTGGTGAAAGAGGTAATGGATGGTCTAGAAATTATGGTGTTGAGGATTATCAAGGTCGCCAATATGGTGGCGGAGTGTTCGGCGGTGGAGGATATTTTGGTAATACCACATACTGCGATAGTGGTACAGCATCAAGGTTTTTTTATTCAACCAAAAGCTCAGTAAAAGAGAGAACCCATAACAGAACAATCAAAAACGATCATCCAACGGTAAAAAATCTAGACTTGATGAAATATCTTGTTCGTCTTGTTACACCAAAAGATGGAATAGTATATGATCCTTTTTCGGGTAGTGGTACAACACTATTGGCCGCCAAGGAGTTAGGTTTTAGATTTCTAGGTGTAGAAATGGATGCATCTTATGTTGACATTGCGAAACAGAGATTGTCAACAATAAACACTCTACCTTTTCTATAGACTGAAGGTGCGACGTCCTGTCGCACCCTTTCACTGCCAGTTTACATTGACTTTGCCGTTCCTTAGTGCTATTATACGTCCATGATGAAAACACAAAAACGGAAATCTCGCTCTGATCGTAAACACCTTATTTACAGTCTGTCTGTAAACGGACAAGAATATATCGGTGTTACCTTTGTGGAACGGTCGGCAGTTAAGAAATCCCTAACCAGAAGGTGGCAGAAACATGTCCGACGGGCCCTTACAGAAAACAAAAACTGGAAGCTCTGTGTTGCTATACGCAAATATGGTCCTGACTCCTTTGACGTTAGTGTATTGGATGTGGTCCGCGGTAAGTCCGCTGCTCATACCTTAGAACGTGAATTAATAAAATCCCGTAAACCTAAACTAAACACGGATGTAAGATAATGAATAATCGTTTTGCTCCTAAAAAAACTCCTACTATCCTTTCTCTGGTTATTATTGACACCGCCCGTGGTGTTCCAGTAACCGTATGTAAACCTGCCAAACGACCTAAGAAGGGTTATACCGTTGGCAAAAAATCAAAGGTGAACTAATGTTGGAAGTAATCGTTCTAACCGTATCTCTGGCTATTCCAGTTTCGTTTGCTCTTGTTGCTTTATTCTCGGAGTCTGATAATGCTTGATTGGAAAGATGATGAACAAATGGTCCAATGCTTTGCGTTGTTCTTGACCTTTATTGGTCTTGGATTTGGTGTTGGTCTTATTGCTTATTTTGGAGGTTAATATGGTTGTCTTTTATTCAGAAACGTCAATTGGTGAACGTAGAATTGATGTTATCACCTGGTTATACAATACTATTCTACCAGTTGATATCTCATATTGGGCTGTTCCTGGAACTTTGGAGGATTAATATGAAGCAAGTAATCGTATCAGGTTCTTTCCGTTATGTCGCAAAGCGTATTGAGGAACTTGATGCTCAAGGTTATAAAATTGTCCGATATAAACAATGGTCCGATGGTAAGTGGACTTATGTGATGGAGAAATAAAATGGCTAATGTGAAAACTTTCAATCTGTCAATTTGGTTCAAGACCCATGATATTACATTCCGTGGTATTTCACGAACTGCGGCCTGTAGGTATATTGACCTTTATTCTAAGAAAGAAAACTATGTCACATGGTCTGTGGAGGAAAGATAATGCGTGAGTTTACTAATGCCATTATTGAGGCTAAGGACGAGGGTGTGTTGGA